TGATTCTGATGGAGAGGCACTGGCCGATGGTGACAGTGATGGGGAAACAGATGGAGAAGCTGAAGCTGATTGGGATATAGCTAACCAATATGCTCTAAATATGGATACTCCAAGCCATTCGTTTGCCTCACTGAATGAACCAGCAAAAATCGTGTCTGAATATGCGTCATAGTATGTGGTGTAATATGTAGACGTTTCATATTTTAAACCGTCTACAGTTTCCCAATTCCATTGGGACCATGTATCGTCAGATGGACGATATCGAGCTATACCGTCATATTCATTATTAGTGGCAATAATTAAATCACCATTTGCACGTACAGTAATATCACCAAATTCATAATCGTCCTTTTCATAGTATGTTGGCCGATGATAGGTGATAGTATCATCAGATAGATTAATTTTCATCAGGCCGCGATAATCAGATTGTCCGTTGGCGGTAGTATATGGGAAAGACGCATATATATATCCGTCTTTATAAACTGCGTAATGGACACCACGACGATGAAAGGAAAAATGAGAATAACAATAATAGATCCATTCTTCATCTTCAGCATTCCATTGCCGTAAATATGCATAACGATAATTTGGTGAACGCGAATCACCATAATATTGATATCTAGCTGTTTTAATATCATTAGGCAAATTGAATGCAGATAAACGACCATAATAGCCATCTAATGCACACTCAGTCCAAATTAATACAACTCCACTATCTGAATCTACACTCATATGCATAGACCCAGTATCTAAATCATCTTTATGCCATATATCTCTTGCTATGGGCCAAAACAATGGAGATTCTTCGGTCACATCAATATATCCCACATTAACCTGCGGCCACCATGTAGTGCCGCCAGTCGTTTCGGTAAAGGTAAGATATAAGCGATTTGTTGTACTATCAAAATAACCACATGCTAATTTACCTGATATAATTTCTGTTCTAGTCATATCATCATTGGTAATAGCCCATGTTGGTACATTTTTGGTTAAACCATATGATGGGTTATCATCAAAGAATCGATAATAAGTAAAAGTTTCATTCTCAGCATCAAAAACCATTGCTGTGTGATTTTCATATACTGCCGTTGTGCCCATACAGAAATATTTACTATTGCTTCCATGAAATTTATGCCACCAAACATCATAATCATAGAAAATAGCATTATATCCCGGTGTTGTATCTTTAGTATAACATTTTTTAACTGTCCAGGTATCACAATCTACCACGGTAATATTGCGAAGATTTTTATAACCAGAAGCAGCATATATACTGGCTATATAGAGTTCATTTCTTTCATGACAATATTGCAGATATGTCCCATACAACTCACCACCAGCATCATAGCCAGTGGTATTCTTATCAATATGAACCACTGCCTCTAAATCAAAGTCAATTATATAGCCATATATAATTTCTAGTTTTGTATTGATTTGCCAACGATTGGAGACTCTAGTAGTTGAATAAGGAGAGATAAAACGTGCGACACAATTGGTAAAGCCAGCTTCAGCTATCCAATCAGCGGAAAAAACAGCAGCGCCGTTATTGAGATCTTCGTTATACCAATCTCGAAAAGTGCTGAATTGCGCATTAGTAAAACTAAAGCTTAAGCTGATTTCTCTTTCGGGATTAGTGCGAAGACGATATGGGTCAATTTGATTTTCAGGATCAGATTGACCACATCGATAAGCATATTCATAATCTATTAATGGATCGGGAAGATCTGGCCATTCTATGATTGCCATTACATTCTTCTCCGATACCTTCCATCAAGATAGCTTGACAATCCTGTCCCCCTTGACATTCGTGCTGATATTGATTGTTCAACTTGTTCAATAATGATATTAAGATTGCCCTGCTCATCTGTATTAGTTTGGACTTTAGTTGACGGTGCCTTATTCGTGATATTCACATTGAGTATTGTTTTAGAATTGCTGGCTCCTACAGGATATACACTTTCACCCTTTTTCAATATTGCCGGATATTCATCGTAATTAAGGCCTGAATGAAGGCGTGGAGCACCAGCGAATAGCATCGGATTTACCGATCTTAATGTGGCGGGCGAATAGCCTACTGTTCCTCCACCATGGAACATGCCAGCGAATACATTGCCCCAATTAGGCTCATAACCTCCTCCTCCACTACCACCAAATAATCCGCCTATACCTGGAAGAAAACTCAAGGCACTCATGATAGAATGCATCATTGATTTCCAATTGATTGCTTCCATCAACATGTTCGCAAGCATCTCTGACCATTTATCGATCATCTTGTCACAGAAGGAGTCCCACCAGCTTTGCAGATCATCCCAATCGCCTTTGATGGCAGAGGAGAAAAGGCTTTTGAAGCCGTCACGGACATCACTGGCGACTTCTTTCCCCATTTCCGCCACTGTATCTAATCCCTTTCTAATTTCATTTAAGCCTTCGATAAAACCATCAATAAATGACCCATTGGCCATTAGTTCAGCGATTCTTATTTGTTCCTGATATAACTTGCGATATAATTCAATAGTTTCAGGCAACATAAGATTTGCCTGCGACTCTTTTTCTTTTAATGCCGCCTCAGCAATTTTCATTTTTGCTAAATATACTTCACGATGTCCTTCAGCCAATTCAGCATATTCCAGAGTGACATTCGCTAAATCCTCACGCAATTTTCTCTGCCTTTGCGCCTCTTTTTCTTCTTCCTCAGCTCTTCGTGCTGCTGCTAATTTGTTCGCAGTTTCAATATCAACACCGGCATTGATATTGGCGATTTTCTCTTTTTCAATCATTTTCAGGCGCAAATTTAAATATTGCTCAAATGACGCTGTTCTTTCAGCCTCCGTCATTATTGATGATTGTCTAATTTCATCTAATGCATCCAATTGTGCTGTTAGCATCTGTGCATTTAATTCTAAAACAAGATCGGCATATTGAGTTTTGAGTTCCATCAATTCGGTTTCAGCGTCTCTAATTTTATTGACACGATCTTCTTCTATGCCAGGTTCTTGCTTTAATATATCAAGCTGTTTTTCGGCCATAGAAATTTGTCGTTGTAGTTGTTCTAAATCTATTGCGCCAAGTGGTCCTACTTGCATACCACTCATAGTAATACCCAATTCCTGTAACGCCTTTTGAACTTTATGAACATATTCCGGATTTGGCAAGGCGTTTGCTTTTGCTAATGCCTTTTTAACATTGCCTTCACCGGCATTGTACATGGCAATAGCTTTTGTCCAATCATTACCGGCCTGTTTATATAAATGAGTTAGATATCTTGCTGCGGCCATAATGCTTTCAAATGGATTGGTGCGATCTTCTAATCCCCAGTCAGCAGCAGTGCCTTTCATAAATTGCATTAGGCCAACTTCACCGCTAGAACCTTTAATTTTTCCAGAAATCACATCTGGGTTGAAATTAGATTCAACCTTTGCAATGGCCATCAGGATTTCTGCTGGTACGCCTGTCATCTTTTCAGCATAACGAGCCATTTCAGCATATTTGGATACGCTTTCACTCAGCGCAATATTTACACCTCCGACAGCTTTGACCCTAACTTTTTCTTTATTTGATATGGCATCTAATTGTCTATTGATAGATTCAAGACTGTTGATTTGTGGCTGAAGAATATATTTCCATTTTAGCTGATCTTTAAAAGTTTTTTCTTCTTCAGAAGAAATTGGACTTCCACTACCTTTTCTTTCTTCCATTAATTTGTTAAATTGTTGCAATTCCATATTATATTTTTGCTGGTAAGATACCAATCGCTCAGTTGCTTTCTGAAGAATATTAAAAACATTAATGTTTTGAAATGATTGCAATCTTTGTTGTGCTTCGGCAAGTTGTTTATTCAGATTGACATATAATATATATAGAGGGTCTTCTTTCCCAAAATCTTCCGGTCCGAATTTTGGAACTGTGAATTCTTTAGGAATTCTCTTCATCTTATTCAAAATATCTGTAGTGATATTATCAACTTCTAATTCTAAATCTTCATATTTTTTCCTAAAATTATTCACTGCTTCTGTCAAATCAGTATCAATGTCAAATTTGGGGATAAATGACTCAAATTCTTGGACGGCATTCGCATATTGTTCTGATATTTTATCCATCAGCTTATCTAGTTTTGTGGTGTCTTGTATAAATTCATCCAATAAAATACGAGGCCTTAATACAAGCTTATCTTGAAATTTATTGAATAAATTAACAAATTTCTTAGTACGTTCTAGCGCTTTGTTGGCGGCTTCAGATTTATGGCCTTCTTCACCAAATCCAAAATTAGCCCCAGACCAAACCTGTTGCGCCAATTTATAAGATTCAATTGCCGACCCAATAATTGGCAATAAAGATGTACCACCAGGAATTTTTTTAATAGCATTGGCAATTTTTTCGATAGTATTATAAACAAATGTCAGACCGCTTAATGTAACATATAATATACGCCCAAGCGTAACAAAAGTATTGTAGACCGCCATTAATAAGTGTTGGATTATTTTCAATCTATCCAAAAATTCCGGGTTTATATTGACTGAACCACTTTTCTTGTCAACAAGAACCAAATATTCGTAAGTATATTTCATATCTGATTTAATTTTATTGAATAATGGCTCTAATAGAGTGCCAAATCCTTTTGCAAAAGCATCAGTGATGTTGCTGGCCAAACCGGCGAATGTCATGGCTGTAACATCGCCAAACTCTTTAAACGCTTTAAGTTTTCCCATAACAAAATTGAACAGGCCATCAGCATCACCTTTATATTGTTTAATTTGTTCATTGGTAATACCGAGATATGTTGCTATTAAAGTATTACGCGGAGTAATTGTTCCTTTTAAGATACTTCTCAATTCCTCAGCCATCATATCCAATGGTACATTCATCGCCGAAGCAGCCTGAACCATCGCAACAGTATATTGCCGTATTTGACTTATATCTAAGCCGGCAGACAAGCCTGGTGCCAAAGCCGATTGGAATGCCTTTACAAGCTGTTCAAAAGTGGCGGTAGTGCGTAAATTATCCAATTCCAATTGTTTGATAATTTTACTAGATATCGACATTGTGGCATTAATTTGCTCATGCCCTTTTAATATTCGCTCATTCTGATCAATGACATCGGTTTGTGCAGCAATAATAGAGGCAATGCTGACAGTAGAAGACTCGATTGTTTTGTTATAATCAATACCCAATTTTGTTAATTTCTCAAAAGCAGAAACAATAGCAATACCACTTGTCACAGCTACAAAAGCCGTCAATGTTCTAATAGCACGTTCTATCGCACGTTCAAAGAAACCAGCACGTTTGGCAGCTTCACTTAGTTCATCTTGAGTTTTTTGTAATCCTGTCATTAATCTGGGATCGGTAAATATTCCACCACCAGTCATTGTCTGTGCATATTGAGCAGCTATATATTGTTTGCGAAGTTTCTGTGTTAGAGCATTATGAAGTGTAGCAGTTGTATTAATTCGACTATTTATTTCATCCAATGTGGCCTTGGTAATTGATTGTTCAGTTACTTTCTGTTGTGAAATACGCTTTAAGCCATCTTCTTTGGACCATTGAGTTGTCAACGCTGTCCATTTCGCAGATTCTGCAGCAAGTGCAGCTTCCAAGTTACGTTGCGTTGCAATCATTCGCTCAGAATGTTTGCGTTTTATGGCGGCAATACGTTCTTGCCTCGCTAATTCATCTTGCACTTGTTTTTCATGCAATTCGTTTTGCCTTAAAATTTCATTCTTAACTGCTTCGGTTTCATAGCGTTTAAGTTTTTCAATAGCAGCAACTTTATCTTTTTCCCTACGGATATATTCAGCGGTTGCCTCTTCATGTAATTTGGTCATATCTGACCAATATTTGTTCTCAAGATCCCAAACTTTGGCTTGTTGCCATTCATGAATAGCAGCAAGATTTCTTTTGTATTTAGATGTATCTTCTACAGAAGCAATGCCATGAACATCACTGACAGACCTTTTCCATCTTTCATTGGCAGCGTACAAATCTTCTGCCATGAATTTTAATTCATGAAGTTTTCTTGCATAATCATCAATGCCCGTGAGTTGAATTTTTCGATTCAATTTAATAAAAAGCAAATCTGCTGCGTCAACACCTTCATTTAATGCAGCCTGAATGCCAGTTGCAGCTTGTACTGCCCGTTGTCTAGCTTCATCTAGACCACGAGAAAATTTCTCTGTTCTGGCTGCAATATCAAAATAAAGCTCACCAAGTTTCATGGACTTACCCCGACTGCTCTGGCATCAATGATTTTGCTTTCATGTTATCTTCTTCAATACAAATACGACTCAACTCCAAAACTCTCATGAAACATTCGGTTTTGTTTTCTATACCATACTCATCAGCAAACATTTCAATGTTTTTCCACAACGCTTGTTGATCAATATCAACAACGCCACCCATACCAGCAAAAATAAGTTGTGAACGTGTCAAAAGCCATATCTGTGCTGGTGCTACATTTCTTTCTAATAATGTGGGCATGGTCATGCCATAATCTTGCATACATTTGACACAATCAGGCTCGACAGATTGGCCGGACTTTCTTGCTCTTTCAGCCATCAAGCCACGACAAGCCACGCAATCCGGCTTCTGGCGAATCCACCCAGCCCACTCTATGAGTTTTTTGTTTCAATCTCCTTGACTTGTTTGACAGATTCACGCATTTCCTCAAGACAATCAGCCACCCATTGAGCGAATGCAGGAGATTCCTTCATGAACCTGACCTTGTTTTCCCTTGTGCAAGGAATTTCTTCACCATTTGGAGTAATAAGGAACCATCCACAGATAGAATAATCCCATACCAACTCGGAATATTCCTCGATTTGCCTATCGGTCAAAGAATAATCCTTGAGTTCTGATGGCTGATGAGTTTTAGGGTTGAAAACAAGCTTGCTTTTTGGTTGTGCCCCAATCTGCTTAAAAAATGCACGGTTCATGTCATCTGGCACAAGCCGAAGTTCTATCCATTCTTCTTGTTCGTCAGTTGAATGAGGCCAAACAAAAGTTTTGGTAGGATTTAAATTTGATGGATCAAAAGGCATACATTTCCCTTTCATGAATGAAAATGTCGGCATTTAAAAATAAATGCCGACATTTTGGAATTATAGGATTCTTTCCATTGACAGTTATGCTGTCATCACCAACAAAACCCATCGTTGCGGATATAAATTGGCTTTTAAATTTAACACAATTCCATAGCACCCGAAACCTTTGCGGTAAAAGTGGTCCTCATGATGTCATTCTTATCAGCGGTAACGGTATATGAAGTGATAAGAATATATGAGGCAGGATTGGTAGTTTTTGGCGCATAATATGATGTATTATCAACATAGAAGAAAAGAGAGGTCAAATGAGTACCAGCAACATTAGCTGCACGAAGAATCTCTTGCCCGGTACTATCAGTCTTATCATAATAGCCTTCAAATGTAATTTGGCCACCATCAGACATGCCAGCCTCAAAAGTTTTCCAAGTAGAACCGAAAGCCGTAGTATCGATTTGATCAACTGTTACGCCTTCCATGTTCCAATTACCTATTCCAACAATATCATTGCTTCCAAATTTGACATGATTATATCGTCCTGAATAAGTTGCCATGTGCTTTCCTCCTTAGACGTCACCGTCTTTTTGATTATTACGCATTCCTTTTACTACACAACACTGATTGAAAATATCATACAAATTTTCATCAGCCTCCATATATGTGAAGTGTCCAATATTTACAGACACATCTGCAAATATTCTATAGCCTGCCTTTTTCAATTTACGACAAAACAGAATGTCCTCACCCATTGGGCCATGCCAGTTATTTCTAGGAATGGTTCGATACCATGGGTAGCGTATATCAAAAAAGACGGACGATTCAATTAGTAAGCATCCACCACCTGTCGCATCAATCTCTATCAGACTGTTGTTTTTCCATTCTTCAGCAGGCACAGAATAGTATTTGCCAGACGATTCCTCTAGACGGTATAGAATAGGATCAAACGGTGGATAGCGCCTGTGCACCCTTGCATATACAACAGGCAATCCATATGATAACAATTGCATCAACACATTTTCACTATATCTCTGATCCGTATCGGCCATGAAAATATGGGTGCATTCACATTCCAAGGCCTGTTGTACCAGATCATTTCGCACTGACGCAATACTGTCCGCATGATCTCCAATGGGACATTTAGGTAATATCAACTGATACTCACGAGGTTTGTTCATAAGTAAAAAGGAAACAAAAAAGCCTGTCGGCACCCAATAAGAAGTGATTGGTAGACAGATTCCCAATTTAATTTGATTGAGGTCCAACTGAAGTCCTTTCTCTTTTACGTTTTAGATAAATAAGCTGGTCATGCAACATACTTTCGCGTGAATATACACGAGCATAATCTCTATCCATAAGCTTACGATCTTTGAGTACCATTGGGTTGATATGTTCAATAACCGCTTCCAGTGCAAAGGTATATCGCCCCATTTCTATACACCGATCGGTCAATTCATTATCTGCATAACAATGACGATATCCAGTATAGAAGAATTCACCATCAAGCAATGGCAGAAGACGTTTATCAGCCAACCAATGAGTACAGTGTTTAGTCCCATCTTGGAAATTATCATTCAGGCCGACTAATCCCCAGCCATCAGGAAGATCGTTCATAACTTCCACGGCAATTCTCATGAAATCCCATAGCGGTACACAGTCATCACCCAGGAACATGATTAGATCGCCATCAGCCTGTGCCACCAACTGCTTAAGTTTTTTAGCAACACCGATACGCTCTTTATCTTCATCAGCTACTATTTCATAATTCAAATAATTTGCGTTATTATGAATGGCTTCAACACAACGTCTGAAACCCTTCGGGCGAATATAAGGAATAACTACTGAAACTCTTTTCATGACTTCTTTCTATATTTTGAACCACACTAAAGAATCAGCCCTGCCTTGCGGTTCAGTAAAAACCTCGTCAACTGCTTTCTTAACTCCGGGAAATTCATCTCCATAATAGTCATGAAACGCAATTATTGTTTCTGACATTAAAAAACGTGATAGTAGAGATATATCTCTCTTCACGTCTATATAAGTATGAGCACCATCTACAAATATCAAATGGACAGGGATATCCATTTTAGGTATTATATCATATGAGCAACCTATGAAATAGGTTATTTTATGGCTATATTTAGCAATATTTCGTAAAAAAGTATTAAATATTATTGGGAAAGGTGTAATTGTTTGGCCGTCTTCCATAGCACTGAAAGGATCAATAGTATATACATGACTTGCTGTTTCAGCCATACATACGGTTGATCTGCCTTTGAATGCTCCTATTTCTAATACGGTCTTATCTTTTGCCAGTTCTTGAAGTTTGAATCATTCTATGGCTGTTAGATATCCAGGAGTCCACCTCCATATGTTCATTATTTCACCGCTCGTAATATGCCAACAACATGAATGATTTTGTTAAGAGGGTCTGTGAGAAGATTTTTGTTTGCCCCCACAAATTTTGCCTTGATATTATATAATTGTCGATATTCATCTTTTTGATAATACCACCAGCTATTGAGATTCATCGGATTTATATGTGTTGGGTCCATCGCATATCCACGCCCCTCATCAGATGGTGTACAATGATCGAGAATACCATTGGGCACTAATACTCTGTAGATTTCTTCAATGACAAATATAATTCTATCTCTTGGGATATGCTCAAGAAAATCATATGCTCTCACATATTCAATCGAATTGCTATTAAATGGTAATCCTTGAGCAATATCACAAACAATATCGGGTTTACATTCAGGGCGAATATCAATAGATATGAAATCTTTTGGCTTTCTATAGCCGCTACCAAGATCGATTTTCATATACTCTTTCTAATTCATCAACATCTTTAGAACAAATAAGGCTTGCATATTTTTCAATAACTTTGGTTGGCCAATTCCACCATTGTATTTTCAATAATTTTTCGATTTCTGTATCCGAAAAACGCTTTTTAACAATTCTTAATGGGTTACCAACTACCACCGAATAGGGAGGAATAGATTTAGAAACCATGCAACTTGCGTCTATCGTACACCCATCACCTATTGTTACTCCAGACATAATCGAAGAATGACTGCCAAACCATACATCATTCCCAACAACAATATCACCATTAGAATATGAATGGGGAATAGAACAAGTAGAACTGAACAAATTATCGAATGGATATTGTGAAATTCTCTCGTATCTATGATTGCCACCTAGATAAAACTTGACTTGACTACCAATGCAACAGAATCTTCCAATGATTAGCCGAGTGCCACATCTCCATTGATAGATAATTGGGGCACCATAGGTAAAATCACCTATTTCAATATACTTATTGTCTTTGATTGCATCTTTTGTAAAATGCATAAATTAATATTCAAATAATACTGGATCATTTTGATGTTTTTTGCACATATCTCTGATAATATCAGGAGTTAAATTGTGAAGATGATATGACAATTTCCTAGTTTTATTTCTTTGGCTTTGCCTTAATGTTCTTCCATAATATCGTCGTTGCACAGCAAGTTCAGGATCGGCCATCGCCCAATGACTTCCGAATAATACTTTCTTAGAAAGACTAAATGAATCGTGCCATTGTAATTTGTGATTACCAGCAGCCCATGCAATGTATTTTGATGGTTTTATCACAATCGGCTTATTATACGTTGCATTTGCTATACCCACTGACGCATCGCCATGCCTTCTCTGTTCCATAACAGATTTATTAATATCTAAGTCTTCGTCTGTAATATGACGATACACCTGAAACAATTTAACAATAACCACGTTCGATTTCTCTTTAGACAAAAAATCTCTCACTGTATTAGATTTTGGCAAGGCAAAAATGAATTCATCCGCATCTACATTGAAGACCCAATCGCAATTGAGACGACGAGCCATCATATTGATGCGCTCAACTTTAATTTCATCATCCATGCCATCTGGAAAGCGAAATGGATGAATAACTACTTTTGGATGATTTTCGACAATAGCGAGAGTACCATCATTGGTATCTTCATCAAATAATAGATGAATTTTATCAACGAAATCATAATGCCTCAAAAAGAACGGTGCGAGAAATGCCTCATTGTACCATGTGGTTATGACTTCAATTCGCACGGAATTATCTTTCTTCTGGCTGGTCTTCGCATATATCACCACGATAATTCCATGGTGCCCATGTTTTACGATTCTCAGCAATAATTTCAGGAGTAAGCTCCTGATTAAATAATTCTACATATTTCCCGTTGACTCTAGGAAGATTTAATGAGCGGTATAACTCTAAATTTTCCTTGGAAAACTTCTCTTTAGAATTATTAATAGTATCTCTTTGTAACGGAACAGGTGCGCCACAATGTGGGCAATATCTTTCAACTTGATCTCGAAATTGATGAGGCAGTCTTTTCCACCAATTAGGCTCTATTTCATAGCCACCAGGGCCATCAAGAATATTATCAATAGCATATGCTATTTCGCAAAAAAATGCGCCTTTATGCCCGATTGTAGGGCACCATCTTTTTTGCACCCAGCAATCATCAATCATTTTCCACATTAAAGACTCATCTTTAATAACATCCTGAATAGCTATTGTTAATGGTTGGTGCTTACAGAGTTTTTTCTGTGCTTCTGTATGTTCATTCAATGCGACAAAACTAAAAGTCTTATCGATGAGACTTTGATATTTACGATATCTTGGCCCGCCAGTAGTAAATAACTGCACAAACTTATTGGGCAAAATTTCCTTAATAAGTTTACACATATCCTCAAATTGAGGATGAAGAGTTGGCTCGCCACCTATAATGCCTATTTTCTTGGGAAATTTTTTGACAGACTCAAGGGCCAACCGAAAGATGTCAAGATCCATAAAGAATTTTTGATCATCTCTAATATGACGAACAAAACGTGAACAATAAATACAATTGCGGTTTGCAAGACAATGATTGGTTATATCAATCTGAATCAACCAACAAAAGTAAATTGCCCTCATCTGACATTACTTGCCTTCACCCATACGAAACATCTTTCAAATGATCCATCGATAGATTTAAATAATTCGGTCACAGCCTGTTTAACACCAGGAGTAAGATATTCATCGAAATAATCATGAAAGATTATTATGCCATCTTCACATAGTAAAGGCAGGCTCAATTTGGCATCTGAACGAACATCTTCATAACGATGAGATCCATCAATAAATATTACATCAAATGGGCCTTCCAACAATGGGAGAATTTCGTCAGACTTGCCCACATAATACGTAATATTCTTATATCCGGCAATATTCGTCAAAAAATCATCGTAAGTTACCATTTTAGGTTCTTGGACCTGATTGTTGACGATACCACCACGAAAAGTATCAATAGTTACAACAGACTTGGCAACCTCAGCAAAGCAAATGGCAGATCTCCCAAAGAAAGTGCCAATATCAAGCACATTTTTATCTTTCGCAAGTTCTTGAAGCTTTAGCCCCTCATTCTCATTAAGATAGCCACGGATTTCAGTAAACTTTTTACGTTTGACCATATTGTCCTTTCTGAATAATAGCTAGTACTTTTTTGCGCCATTCAAAAGTGGCATTGTCATACCCCATTCGATATGACAATATAATGATTCTTTTGCGTAAAAATAGACAGCAAATAAAACCAAATAGAAATGATATGATCGCAATCAGAGCCAGGGCTGTCATTGTCTTGTTTCATTATGGCATCACCGGAATAGTTGTTGAAACAGGAACGCTCTTATTGCCGATATTGACAGTTTGCGTTCCACTACCATTAGTGATTTTAATGACAGAATCTCTAATGGTCGGACCACAGCTTGCCAAGCTGAATAAGAGTAAAAAAATTGCTATAGCACCAAGAATATCAATTGCCGCTTGTTTAAGTAACATCGCTCGCCTCAATTTTAGGAGCCACTAACAATCGTGGTTCCGCTGACAATAGAATTGATGTTTTTCCAAATTGATGAACAGCATAAAGCCATGCCTTTGCCCGATTCTCATTCATTCCATCTTCAATTAATATTCGATAAAACTCAAAGTCGATAATTTCTTTCTGCTCAGGAGAAACCAGTTTCAATCTTATCAACTGATAACCAGCATCATGAACTAATGACCCTCTCATTGAATCATCAGTATCAATTGTTGGTCCAGATGCGCCATCCCATGCGTAACCTCGACGTATCAAAAGATTGCCATCGGAATCAAGGCGCAAAAAATCAGTGATGGCAACATCGCCAATAGGTCTAAATTTGACTATTGTATTATAATCAGATCGAAGTTGATATTTATACCCCTTGGAATAAACAATATATTCTTTAGGCAGCATTAGGAATTCCAAAGCTGAGATTCTGCTTCTCTTCGATAGAGAAGGCCATTTAGAATCGTTTTTCTTCCATTAACAGTGCCATAAACCCATCGCATTAGTTGATTCGGTACTTCATGATATTCGCCTTGATTCAATTTCCTCAAAAGAGTGGAATTCTTAAATGCATATGCACCGACATTATAAACAAACGATACCAAAGCCGAAAACTGATTGCTGGTTAGCGGCACTTTAACATATTCATTAACTTTTGATTCAAAGTATTCTAAATCCCTTCTAAGCCATGATTCAGCTTCTTCTTCAGTACAAGTCATTCCAAGAAAAACATTTTTGGTTGTTCCAAACCCGATAGTAGGTTTTCCCGAAGGGCATAAATATGCTTTTCCCCTAAAGCCTTCAAATCTCTTAATCAGGTTTACGCCTTCCTGGTTAATTTTCATTACTCTCGCCTCTTTCTTCCATATAAAGGCATAGCTCACGATACTTACAATCTAATCTATCGCAATACCCATTACTTTTGGCGAAACAATCAAAATTTCCTTCTTTAGTCTGGCGTTTGCGATATATTTCTGTAAGGCTAATTTTCAGACATTTTTTACACACACCATGCGAATATCCGTCCCTTTCAGGATTGCCTTCTCCCCATTCCTTGCCGCAATTTATACACTTAAATTTCATTGCTCCTTATGTGTCCTGCAAGAATATATCATATCTCACTGATATTTGCCATACTTGTTCAACATTTATCCATCGTGCCGGTACTGTTACAGTGCGATTGCACCAAATAGATGTATAACCGGAAACAGACAATGATGCATTATCGAACAGTGTGATCAAATATCCATATATGGTTTCCAATTCAGTTGGTGAAGACGAATCATCAAAAAGATTGAATTGAATGGTGACACGGTCGAATTTTTCGCGAAAGGTAAAATCATGATTACC